AAGGCGCGGACAGCCTCCATGTCCATCTTGCGATCCTCGCCGTCCTTCGCCACGAAGCGGTGCGCGCTCGTCTCCTGGAACCCGGCGCGGCACTTCAGCCAGAAACAAATCGCCCAGGCTTGCCCCGCGTCGATGGCTACCACGAGCTTGCTGATTGCCTTCGCGCTCACGATATCAGCGGAGGTATCGAGCTCTTCGCGGAAGGCTTTGCGGAAGGTCTTCTCGGACTTCGGGCGATTCGGCAGGCACCGATGAATGCAGTTCGCTGCGATGCCGGCGGCGGCCATGTTGCGCACCATGGAGCGGTCGTTGTCGCTGGGCTCGTATGGCGGCTTAGTTCGCACTGACTACAGGGTATCGCGCCGCTGCCAGCCCTGCAAGTGCTTGATCCCTGGGGCGTAGTCGAGCATCGGCTCGGCAAGACGGATGCCGTAGCGATACGCGCTCGCGCGTCGAAAGCGCTTGACGTGGCAGACGGTGGCGAGAATCACGCGATCAGAGCGCGCCTCCTGGAACACGATCAGTTCGCCCGCCTTGATGCTCTCCAGGCGTCTATCGGGACGCTTACGATCACGCCATTCAGTCCGCTTGCGACCTTCCAGAATTGCGCGAAAGTGGTGGGGATATAGACAGGCAACGTTAATCACATCAATCACTTTAGCGGCTTTTGAGGGGGTCCGATATGGGGAGAATCCCCTATATCGGATTGGAGCGTCCGGGTCGAAATCGCATCGCCCTCTCCCGCCTGGACGGCGGGCGTGTCAGCTAGATCACTACGGACGCGCTTCGGATACGCCTGGCGAATCGTCTCAAGCTTATCACGCATCTCGGCGTCAAGACCGAGCGCGTATCGATGCTTGGGCTCCAGTCGAATGCGCTCACACTGCATTTTGTTGGTTACCGTCACCACCTTACCGCGGCTCATTTTCCAGCCGCTCGCGCTCACCTGTCGGGAGTGATGTATGTTCCCGGCAGTATCACGATACATCGAGTCCGGCGCGCTCTTGCCGATGTACGTCCAGCCGGCACCCTGGTAGATTCCGCCGTGGTGTCCTGTGCTCGGATCGGCATACGTGAGCAGTAATCGCAAGCCCGGCTGGGCACGATGCAGGATTTTACAGGCGATAGAAATAATCCGACTCACCTCAACGCTATGGCTCTTGAGCGCGATTCGTGAAAGCTCTGCCGTTCCGAACGGTCCCGCGCCGAGTCGTTCGCCGATCTTCGCCACGCCGCCAGTGCCACAGCCGAAGATCAAGACGCCCACGAACTGTCCATCCTCCCACACGCCGATCTTTACGAGCTTGCCAACCGGCATTTCAGATCGCGAATACCAATGCTCGCAGGCGTAGCGAGCGGCTTCATGCGAGCACCAATCAAGGCGTAAACTCATGACCGCATTCCGGACATTTGATGGGCTTTTTTTGATCTAACCTGCCCTGCTCGGCTTCGGTACCTGGCTGGAAGTTAGCGCCACGAAGATAACCGTCTACCTGGGTTAGATCGAATCCCGTGATGGTCAGATCGAAGTCGAACGTCTTCAGGTCCGCGAACTCGCTCGCCAGGATGTCGAGATCCCACTCAGCCTCTTGCGCCGTGCGGTTGTCAGCCAGGCGTAGCGCGCGGATCTTTGCCGGCGAGAGATCGGCAGCCACGTGTACTGGGCACTCGGTCAGTCCAATGCTCTTGCCGGCGGCGCGGCGCAGGTGGCCGATGACGATGACGCCCGCGGAATCGACTACGACCGGTTGCCGCCAGCCGAACTCGCGAATGCTGGTGGCCACCTTCTCGACCGCCTTTGGAGACCACTTGCGCGCGTTCTTCGGATAGTCGATTGGACGGTCGATATCCCACATTTCAACGTGGAAGCCCTCGATCTTGCGCTCTTTTGCGGACAATCCGGTAAAATCCTCTCAGCCCGCATCGTAGCACCTTTGACAGATCTAGCGAGCACGCTGTGCTTCATGTGTCCGGTAGAAGCGGGCGATGTACCGCGATAACTCCTCCGGTATCTTGGCGATCATGGCCGAAGCTGCCTTGCGGGAATTGCTGTTGCCGTGGCTCTTGTGCGGATCTTTGCTCCTGTCCCGAATGGCGCTTTTACCGTCCAAGCCTTTCCGGCCTTCAACAAGCCGCGAATCGTCCTTCGTCAACGTCGCCGCTTTCCGCCGCTCATCCAGCGCCTTGTCGAACCATTCCGGCCCGCTGCCCCGCTGCTTGACGCCATCGCCCACCGGCCCGCGCGTCATAGCGTACTCTTCGCCGTGTTTCTGCCCAGTACATTTCACTCCAGACCCGTGCTCTTCACGCCACCGCTGCGCGACCGCCGCGCTCTGGGACGATCCGCCAACAATTCCCTTCCCATGCGCGTGGAAGTTGAAGCCCGGCACTTTGCGATGCGGCGGGATAATCGGCATCACCGCCGGCACGTCGCCCCACAGATAGAAGCTCCCGAAGTGCCACGCTGCCCGACCAACCCACGGCTGAGCTCCCTTGACGTTTTCCACCACCATCGGCACATGACGACCGGCCGCGGCGCACGCTTCAGCCTGAATCCGAAAGCAGGCGTTGAAGAGATCGTTCGACGGCGGCGGAAGAGCCTTTGCGCGCTTCCAGGGCATCGCCCGGTAAGAATACGCCTGGCAGGGGGGCGAGGCCACAATCACGTCAGCGTGCCGGAATTGCGACCCGTGGAGCGTGAGCACGTCCTGCAGCACCAGTTGCGTCTGGTAGTGCGCTTCGCCGTACTGATGCCGCTCGATGTCGAATCCGATGACACGATAACCCTCTGCCAAAAATCCTTCCGTCCAACCGCCTAACCCGCAAAATAAATCAATGCACAGGGGCATGTTTCTCCCGCTCGTGCTCTTCGACTTTGCGCAATGCCTCGGCTACCGTGTTGCCCTCGAATCGCTGCTGGCAGTACTGGCAGTGCATCTGGTAGCGCTCGGTGTCAGCCATTGCGCGCCTGCTGTCGGTCGTAGCCATCGCTGGCGGACCCGCGCTCTTTGCGCCCCGTGCTGATCTTACGCACAACTCCGGCTGTCCCGCTTGCGACCGCCGTGCCGGTATCGGCGTAACGGAGACCGCGCTTGCACTCGTTGCCCCAGCGTGAGAGGTCCACGCCGCCTGGCCAGAAGTTGAGATCGTACGGAGGTTGGCCGTGAATCGCAATAAATTCGGAGATGATCATGCTTGCGCCTTCGCTTGTGCCTGTTCTGCCGGCGCGGATGCCATTTGCTTTCGCCCGAGACTTCGAAGTTCCAGCGCGTGGAAGTCCCGACCGGTCTGGCAGGTACACCATTCGTCACCCACCTTGCCGAGCCCGTTGCATGCGCTGCAACGTCCATTCGGGTTCTTTGACGGCTCCGGAGGAGACTCTGGAATCGTGATTTCCGTGCCCACAACCTGGTTGATTCGTTTGGCAAACGATGTCAGGAATCCGGCCGGATTCTCCCAGGTATTCGGCACATGCGGGCGAAGTCGCTCAATAAATTCAACGCGCGGCACGTCTCGCAGTTCGACCAGTTCCCAGATGCGACGTTCGACATCGGGCGAGATTCGGATGCCGGTTTTCTCTTCATGGATCGCGCGCAGTTCTTCCTCGGGGGATCGCCTGTTTTGTGCTTTTTGTTGTGTTGGTTTTTCATCATCAAACTTCTTAAAAAAAACAACTTTTTCTTCTTTGAGGTTTGATGATGAAACACTACAAGACATTACAGGACATAACATAACAGATCCGCCAACGTCTCCCAACGAAGTGGCGGACGATGGGGGATTACTGGCGGATGATTGGCGGATGATTGGCGGATTCTCTGTATCTGCTTGAATCGAATCGACTTGTTCAAGCCATCCAATTTCAAGCAATCGCGGAATTGCTTCCTCGAACTCGGCGGCCGGCAACCGAGACAGCCTGGCAAGGCTCAAACAGACCCCGCCGGGTCCATCCGGGAGCGTACCGCGCTTTTTCTGCCTGGATGCGATCTCCACGATGGCGTACCAGGACCCGAGATGAGACGCCCCTCGGGGATGATCTACGAGGGTGGTATATCCCAACCCGTCCATCTTGTTCGGTATCGCCACCCAGTCCAACTTCACCAATTTTCGGCTGGCGGCCGTCTCAAAATGCTTGTTCCAATCGCGGACACGAAGTGTCACTGTTCACCTCTCCCAAGGTGAGCCGGGGCCGCGTCGTGGGAGCGACGCGGCGGGTCCGGCCATCCGTTGAAGCTGGTTTGCGGCAGCCTCAAGGAAATCATACCCCGCTTTCGCCGGGGTGTAAAGGCTTTTC